CAACAGTGCATCACGCCACCCTTCGCGGTTTGCTCGAATACCCCAGTGCGCTGACGAATACATAGACTTACCCTGCCACTTATGACGGATAGCCCAGAACATTGGGTCACACCCCTCATGGTTTACTGCAATGCGGATCGCACCCTTGCGATACAGCACACCATACTTCTTCATAAGAAGGTCAACAGGATCAGCAGGGCCGTGGCTCCAATCATCATGATTACCGCTACAAGCAGCAAGTAAACTGTCACCGCGCTGCTCCATAAGATATTCAAGACAGAGCCATGCGTCATCAGGTCGAGACGTTTCATCCTTCCACAGATGGGACAATACTCTGAGCCAGTTGTTAAACCAGTCTCCGACACAGACTCCATAGACTCGGTTCTCATTGCTCATTTCCATCCAGTGTTGCTCAAACAGTTCAAAGTTGCACCCATCAGCATCAAGGTGAGGGTCGCCAAAGATTTTTAATCTGTAAGGTTCTGGAGAAAGATTGAGCATGACTGGTTTGCGCCAGTCACCCTTGCGCTTTTTGCGTTGATAAGCTTGAAGCTTGCGCTCACGCGCTGCTAGATAATCATCACGCAATGGAACATTGGGTTCGTGCAATTCAATATCATCGAGCAAGCCTTCCTCTTTAGCTCTCTGAACATGATAGTAAAAACTCTTCCGACCCATGCCTGCCTCACGAGCAGAAGCGCTCATGTTGCCTGCATTTGCACGGTATATTCTAGCTGCTCTTTCGAGTTTCTCTTTCGGAATTGGCGTCATTGCCATTGGTCGTGTCCTCCATAAGGAGCCGTGCCAACACATCACCAGAAGATAGTAACGCCTGTATTACTATTGGTTCTTCCGCAGCAGTGAAGGCTTGGGTTTTGCGGCGAGACTTCGCCTTGTGGGCAATCTCAATGCCCTCGATAATGGTCTGGATATTCATCGTGTTCTCTTATGTTAATTCAAAATGCGGTGCGTCAATGAATGGGCGGCGGTTCTGTGAGCGGCGAGTGTCGATGTAGTCGTTCATTGCACTCTCCATTGAACCTTCCCAAGAGCGTAGGTCTGGCACTGTCCATGCTGCGCCCCACTTAATGCCAACATCACACGCAAGCGCACCCGCTTTCATTGCTTCTGCGATGTCGTCATATAGATTAAGTTCCCATGAACCACGGCTTCCAATAAAAGCCATGAGATCAACAGCCTCGCCATCAATGTGACGAGACTTCATAGTCTGACTTGCCCCCTTAGCGACAAGCTGACGTTGCTCTTCGATGGTGCGCAGCCCACAGATTACACCAAAGTCTACCTTAGTTTCTGTGATTGCATATCGAACAACAGCTACTAGCCGTTCATCTACGCCTTCAAGCTTAGAGAGGCTGCGCTTCGAGAGTTTGAATGTCATGTATTGTTTCCTCTGCGCTGCGCTAAGATACCCTCAGCAGCACCAGCCGCAAAATAAAAACTAAGAATAATCATCATGGCCCAGCCAATCTGAAAATCCTCAAGCACTTGCTTTACCTTATCAGCGTCAGAAACCTGACCCGCTAAGGTGTATGCAAGAACCAAACCAAAGCAGCCCAGATAAACAAAAGTAAAAGAGAAAGCGATGACTCGCTGCGCAAGCTTGAACGGAGCATACGCCTGCATGATCTCAACTTTTGCTTTAGTCTTTGCCGCAATTTCTTCTTCCGTAGAAGTATGAAAAGAATCAATGAGAGCAATGCCAGAACTGATTACCTTATCGCTCCCAAAAATTTTACCAAGAAGACCAAACATTACTTACCCACCTTAGCAATCAAAGCTTTTATGTCGTCCCGTATCTCAGCCAGCATGGCGTTAGTATCCTCTCGAGCGATGCGAGAAGCCTCGAGGTCTTCCTTGCGTTGATTCCAAAGCCGTTTGATCTCGCGTTCATTCTCGATGGAGCGCGCCTCAAGACGCACCAGCCATGCTAAGAAACCAACAAAGCCCAAGATCACAGGCCAGAATGTCCGCACAAACTCCACATCAATTCTCCATTGCGTCAGCGCGCAACAAGATTTCTAAGCGCTGAACCGATAGTTGTAGGTCATTGGTAGTTTTAATGTTCCAGCCAATCAAGCTTACAAGTGCTGCAATGAGTATAGGCAAGATCGACTTTTCCATAGCTTACTCCGCAGGCTGAATGGTCAACTCACCCGCCTCGACCTGCCGCAGTATCTCAGCGTAGTGGCGGTTGGCAGAGTCAAGGGGGACGCTCATAGTTACACCGTCAATGACTGCGGTGATGGAGGCCGTTTCGCCATCAAGCCCATTTCTATATTGAGCGGATGTGATGTTTATTTTGTCCATAATCATAGCTCCGCATCTGCTGAGATGTAATCATCCGAAGAATTGGCATACGCATATATAGTCGGGGAACCATTGCTTAAAATTCTCATAGTTACGCCTGTCTTTGATTGGAACTCTGCCTGTATTGCACTCACATTGCTAGTTTGCCACGTTCCACTTACTGCGCAAGTAGGTGTAGCTCTCATTTCTACAGGAAAAACCATTGGCGAACTTAAATATTGAGATGATGCAGACACAACACCTTGAAGAAGAGGAAATCCACCGCCCGCACCGTCATTGCTTTGCCAATAATACCTCTGACACAGCGCCAACTCCTGCCCGTAGCTGCGATGCTCGAATGGCGTGGCGGTGTCGCCTACTTCGAGTTGGACGCCTGTGATATACCAAGTGGCGTTGAGAGTATCCATCAAGCGAACAGTTCCAGCTACCCTTCTGTAATTCCCTGTAGCCCAAGTATTAGCAGTAACTTCTTCGTTAACACCGCAGCCTAAGTCAAAGTAGATACCCATGCCTTTACCGTTATCGGTTCCCCAGAGGCCACTACCACTAGTTCCGTCACCAGTTAATGTTACTGTTTTGTATTCCCATGTATTCGCTGCACTTACTGTGTAAGTGGTAGCATACGCTCTGTTAGTCGAACCAACACCTTCATTGAATACAGCAAAGGAGTAATTTCCAGTTACGCTTGCTTTTACCCAAAAAGAAACTGTAATTGTTTTGGGTGAAGCAGTGCCAAAACCCAAGTCAGATACAGAGTATCCTTCTATTCTCTGAAATGCCTGCCAATACGCAGAAGTAGCCTGAGATACACTTGTAGTTACTGTAACTTTTAAGCTGTGTGTAAAACCACTTGGGCCATCTGCAACCTGTTGACCAGAATAAGCGCCGCCTGTTGGGTCATACTTACCAAGTGACCATCTGTCCGTAATAAAGCCATTAGCATTGCTAACAAGCGAACCACCATTGCGTTGATCAATGACCATTGCACCGTTGATGACCTTATTCCTGTTCGACAACGCGCCATCGCTGTAGGCGTTGCCAAGATTTGCAAGTTCACGCGCCTTGGATGACATTGTTATCTCCGATTACTCAGGCTTTACTGGCCATACTACATCATCAAGCGATGAATAGGTATTAGTGATGTCGCGCAGTGCTTGACGATACGCTGTCTGTTCTGCGGTCATAGTCAAGTCAGACGATGCCCACCAATCCGTCTCAGCAATGCGGCGGTTACGCTCTGCGCGCAGTTCCTTTAGCGGCTGCGCAGCGATTAGCTCGTCACGTTTTGCAGATAACTGCGCCCACGTTACGCCCCAATCGGCAGGGTTTGCGCTTTCAATAGCCGTGCCATTCGCGTCAGCGCCCGTCACCTTGCGGAACATTTCGTTAAACTCCGCTTCGGTTGTTGGTTCGCCGCGAAGAACCCATTCGGTGATGCCCAGTTCGCTAAGGGCGTTTGCAATATCAGTCATTGGTATAGGCCTCCTTAGCCTGCGATTTCCTGAGCAATAACAACAGAGATAGAATTGTTGTCGCTTACTCTAGTTTGGTTTGAGTAATCCGTTCTGTGCGCCCTTGCATATAGCTTGTAAGTAATGGCAGAAGTTGTTGAGGGGGTATCCAAAATGTTTGTCACAGATGTCCCTTGCCATTGAAAGTTTGTAGTGGTGTCACCATCCCAGAAATATCTGTCATATGGGTTTGTGTCTTGGTACGGATAGGTAACGCTTCCACTTATATCCCTGTCCACTCTAAACCCCATTCCGTGATCATGTGCGCCCTGCATAAGAATATTAGGAATGAAAGTGACAAGAACTTTGCTGGATGTAGAACTTGGCGTAATGCTAACAGAAAGCCCTGTGTCCAAAAAACTTGTGCTATTAATTAAAGTAGTTGTGGCATAAGAGTTTCTAA